GAAAGAGTCTGACTATGCCTCGTTTGAACGGAAGGGCAAGGAGACGCGAGCCGATCTCACTGCAGCCAAGCGATTGGAGGCAGGGGATTTCGAGCTTGCGTCCAAGGGCCCGGACGCAGAACGGAAGGGCGAGACGCAAACCAATCCGCCACCCTTGGTGAGCTCGGCGGCCAGGAGCGATCCTGGGCCGCCGGAACCGCCCCCCATCGAGAAAATGGTGGGGAGGTCCGAGCTCATCGAACTGGGGAAAGCGGTGACTGCGTTGACGTGGGAGTTGGAGAAACTCAAGGGTGGGGCTGGCGGCTCGCAGAGCGTGCCGGCCTCGTCTGGTGGCCCCAGGGTGGAGCCCCAGAGCGCTTCAGGCGCGACGAAGCGCCCGAAGACACCTCCCTCTGTGGAGGAGTCCTCGGACGCCAAGTTGTCGCCAAGCGCGCGCAAGAGACTCAAGCTCAAGAAGAAGCTCGCAGAGCTTTCCCAGAAGTCGCCGGATACCAGTGGCCCGAAAGGGACGGCGCCGCCCAAATCCGATCGCTGAGAGCCCATACTCCATTGGGCAGGCGAGGGCGTTGTGGGAGTCCTCCTGAGGGTTTGGAGGCCGTGATCGAAGAGGTCGCGTTGTTGTACCCGAGTGTGTGTGTGGATCGTCGGTTTTGGGAAAATGATGGAAAATTAAAACAGTTTAGTGATGAGGTTTTGTTGAGTTTCGTTAGAGAGACGTCGAGATTGGACACATCACCAGGGTTTCCCTGGATACAACTGGGGTGCCCGACTGTTCTATCGGTCCTGGAACGTTATCCGACTCAATTGTGTGATGTGGTGCGGGAGACCCTTGGGGCGAGACTTCGGTTTAGCCTTGAGGAAGCCCGTGCCATGACGCCTTCTGAGTTGGTTCGCGCAGGATTGAGAGCGGTCGTTCGCATCTTCATCAAACAGGAGCCGCATTCGCTCAAGAAAATCTTGTCAGACCGCCTTCGACTCATCATGAATAGCGGTTTGTCTGACATTGTCTGTGACCGGATCTGCCTGGAGCAGTTGGCCTCGAAAGAAGTCGACGTCTGGGAGAAGATCCCGTCCAAAGCTGGTATGGGGTTGGATGACGACAACATCAAGCGGTTGCGCGCGGGAATACCGGAGGGCGTGGAGAGTACCGACGCGAAAGCGTGGGACTGGCACGTCTCCGAGTGGCTCATGCGTGCGGCCGCTGACGTGGAGTGCAAGCAGTATGGGGTGTCCGTGGACTCCCATCTGGGTCATCTAATTCACATGTCGGTCGTGTTGACATGTCGCAAGGTTTGGCTCACCGGCACTGGGCATTTGTTCGAGCAGAGAACGCCGGGTGCGCAGGAGTCAGGTTCGCGCCTGACTGCCTGTCGCAACTCGAAGATGCGTGTCCTGCTTGGGCATCTTGCAGGTGCTTCATTCGTCGCCGCGATGGGCGACGATTCCGTCGAGAAGTGGCGTGACCGTGTGTTTGATCCTGAAGGAAATTACGCACGGATGGGCTTCGAGATGGAGGTGGCCATTTTGCCTGAAGGGGTGCAATACGAGTTTTGCTCGCATCACTTCCTTGGGGACGGGACGGCCGTTCCCCTTAATTGGGCAAAGACGCTCTACCGTCTCCTCAGTCACCTCCCGGACAAGCTCCTCCGCATGCAGTTCAGCTACGAG